CTGCATGATCACCCCTTAACTTCGGCGTTCGCCTACTAAGATTATTCGTCTTAATAGCTTGCGTAATGCACGTTTTGGTCTGGTCGGGCTTTAGTCCCTCAGCTAGTTACTCGGCAAAGATTGAGTCTAGCACGCCAGTAATTGATAGAGCCTTAGTTTTCAGTTAAGTTTCTTCTAACTTTCTTCCATGCTCTCCATCGTGATAACCACTCTCCCCCTCTGACAAAGTCAGTAGGGCGAGGGGCTTCTCTACGTATAGTCAGATCTGGGGCTAAACCCAGTCCTTCTATATCCTTCTCTAGGTTTTCAAGCCTAGTAACAAGAACGGAAAGGCGATCTAGCGATAGATCAGCCTCGATGAGAGAAGTTAATTCTGATTCAAGTCCTCGTAGTTCACTATGTAGGTCAAAGAAAGAGTCTCGATAGCAAAACTCGATCATACCCATCAAGGATCTTAATTGATCCTGTGATAAAGTTCCCGGGTCCCGTACCAACCAGATTGCATCTGGATTAGCACGTACCGCCCGAGGCCATAATGATCCTGAATACTTAGGATCCCCAACAAATAAGAATTTAGGCAATTGCCACGATTCATATTTAGAGGTTCCATAGTGAGCCCTAGTTCTATCGACCTCAACCAACTTGGTTAAGGCCTTAGCCCGCGGTAGTAAATCTTCTACACGCTGTCTAATTGACGAAGCAAGATCTTTAACCCAGATTAAATCTGGATAATTAAAGTCTTTACCTCCAGAGGCCATCCATTTAAGGATGTCTCCTTCGAACCCAGGTCCTCCAGGTCCGTAGTACGAAACTACATAACCCTGAAGGCGACGAGGCAACACTGACCATGATTGGTTAATCCGTGAAACGGATCGGTACCCGAATCCCAAGAGAGCTAAACCTTGAGATAAGGATAGTTGATACTTACGTACCAATTCCAACCACGCTGGCAATGAACCAGCAGCGGAGAGAACCTCGAGAAGAGCTAACGGTCCTACAGAGAAACCTCCGTAGTAGACACGTTTAGCAAACTCAAGGACCCCTCGTCCTGAAGAATCGTGTACAGATTTAGAAAGTTGGATTCCAACCCCTAGTCCGCTCATGATTCTCAAGTAGGTATCGGCTACTCGCCGGTCAGCAATTACTATGTCATCTCCTAAGAGAGCATAGTCCTCAAACCAGTCATCACCTGTTACCCGCCCAGACAATTCCGCTGCCATCTGCACTATAGCATGATGGGTCATAGCGAGCATTGCCCAAGAGGTTAAAGCACCCATAGGTTGCCCAACTGCGTAACGTATAAATCGCTCACCATCATAGTCCGGACTCATAGCCCGTCTAGGTAAGTCATACGCACGTCCCACCATCAAACTCATCCAAAGATTTGCTCCATGAGCGGTTATCAATCGACTCAGGAGTACTCCTTGGATCAGAATAGGAAGACGATCCGTGGCAGAGCTCAGGTCTAAAGACCAAAAGCATCTGTGCC